CTTGATAAGCACACCATGTGAGGTAAAGGTATTCGAAGCTATCGAGGTGCTTAACGCAGAGGAGACGGTCAATGCCGTGTCGCTGGCAATCGTAGCAACGGTAGCCTCTTCCGATGTAGACGAGGAGGTGCTAATTGTTATGATTTGGCCGACTTTTAAGTCGTCACTGAATGACGTACCTGATCCCGTAATGGCTGTCGGTGAGGTATTCGTCAACGTGCCGTTGAGACTCTTGGCTGAAGCTGTCGCATTCAGCGCATTGCCGCTAATTGCGCGAACAACTTTGAGATTATTAGAATACGCTAGGAATGCCGCAGCAGAGAACCAATCTTGGAAGTTGTTGGCGTCCGGTTCGCCGAACTGATCGACCAAGTCAACTTCAGAAGCGACGTTCTGTACTTGCAGAGCCGGACCCCACACGAACGGGCCGACAAATCCACCGGTCGACAGAGAAACATTCTCTACGCCTACTGTCAGATCCCGTTCAGTAACATTGATGCCCGGCGAAACTTGAAATGCCATAACCCTATATCTCCTTCGTAACGGGATTCGGAAAAAGAATACCGCAAAACCTGTGCCGTCGATGTGTATAACGGCGGATATCTTTATTTAGACTTTCAGGGCGTTCGTCATCTCCAGAACTCGTTCGCAATTTCATTCTCAATATCCTCATCAGAGAGCAACCACCGATCACCATCGTCAACAAACGAGGTCTCAGGTTTGCTATCCATATATCCCACAAACGGTTCATCGAGTGTGACGGGTTCGTATTGATTGAGTAGCAGTTTTCGCATGGACAAGCCCACATAGTTCTCAAATCCCGTTTGTGCAGTCAACCATCCCAAGAGTACCAGCGTCATCACGCAATCGTCATGTGCGCCCTGTTCTGCTCTATAGTTAGCCCCGTGCGCAACAAATGTTGTCAGTTCTCGTAATGTCTCATAGTCATAAATGAGGAGTTGGTCTTTCTCGACCATCGCCCGTAGCGCAGCACAGCCAATACGTTTTGTGGCTTGTGTCTGACGCAATCCCATCTTCGACTTCACATGAAACCCACCGGCTAACATCTGCCCGCGCTTGGGGTGCATGCGCACGAAGAGAATGTTCTCGTACTCCAGTTCCCCATGTAACGAATCTGCGACAAGAATGCCAACATCGTTGACTTCAACTAGCGTATATGCGTTGCAATAATACGCAGCGATATCACGCACGATAGGCGCAAACAGTTGCGGAGTGATATTATTCCGTCGATACACCGCGACTTGTCGAAATGGTGATATCGACACGTCAAAGATATTTATCACACTGTAATCTTGTTCCTGCCCCTGTGAGACATCCACCATGGCCACATAGATGTGTGCGGGGTTTCCTTTTTCATCTGCGCGAACCGGCTGCGCATAAATTTTGAGGTCTCCCCGAATATCTTCCGGCGTCATAAATGACATCGACGCGAGCTTGTGGCCGGGGATGAGTGTATTCGCACTGCCTTGGAACGAGCATTCAAATTCCTGTTCCCAGGCTTGTTCGCTGCCAAGGTTCGTTCGCATCTCCTTGGCCCACGCTTCATCGCGCCCGGGTACATCGCGCCAGGTGAAACCGATGGGATAATAGGAATTGCGTTTCTCTTGTGCGTCGTTCCAGATTTTGTAGAAGAGGTTGTACCCGTTTGGTGTGCTGACGATGAATAGCTTGGTAGTTTTACCCGAGGATATTGTCGGGAACACGGATGTCATAAAGTCGCCAGCAATATTCTCTGGCACGAACGCAAACTCGTCAAGGAACAGAATGTTGAAGGTGTCGCCTCGAATTGCGGTGGCATTCGTACTCTCCGCACGAACACGAGAGTTGTTCGCCAGCATAATGAGCTTTTGGTCCCACTTCAGAATCCCTTGCTTCAGAAAGTTCGGCAGGAGTTCGTAGGACTGCTTCAGCCGACGTAGCAGTTCGATGGCGGTAGATTCTTTGTTCGCGAGAACACCGACGCTGACATCGGTGCGAAAGAGAATATACCAGAGGAAGTAGCCGCAAACAACGACGGTTGACTTGCCGGACTGACGCGAAAGTTTACAAATGACGAAGCGGTTGTCCTCAAATGCTTCGATAATTTCTCGTTGGAAGGGCCACATCGCAAACGGCACGATGCCGCTATCCACGTGAACAATCTTTACGTAGTTGTTGATAAAGTGATAGACATCCTCCGAACACCGCACATACTCTTTGAGTTCTTTGTCAGTGAGCGAGATTTCGGCATTCGGCAATGGAAGATTAGGATTGCCGTTATAGCCTGCATCGGAATTGAATGAATTCTTGGGCATTTACTCGTTCACTGGGAGACGAGTGGGAGAATCAGATTCTCCCACCCATGATGTCTTAATCGTTATCTGCGGCGTTCTTGCGTGCTGCAAGCTCAGCCGCGTATTCCTCTTCGGTTAGGTCGTACCAACTAAGCCAAGAGAACGCCATCTCATCGACAGTCCGGCTTCCACCACCGGTCCAGTTCTTCGCATCAAGATTGCCGCGATTCCCTGCGGTATTGTCATGATAGCTGATGATGTGCATCGTAGTCCCAGCCGGATACAGCGGCGCTGCGTCATCTTTGTAGTTATAGACGATGTGCCAATTGAAATCGAAGTTCGCGCAGTTGACCATCTCCGCCGTGCCGTTGGGATAAATCATCTCGACACATTGTCGCGTGCCCAAGAAATGCATATGCGGCTGGAACCCTGTGAGCTTTCCAGGCAGATACATCTTCTGATACCCATCATGACGGGTCACCGAACCGGCTGGAATGTCGAGTTCACCCGCATTCCCTAGTTGGCGTGAGTACAGAATGTGATCCGGTTCGTAGCCCTCTGGGTACAGCACCAAGCCTAACTCGGTCTGGTCGGTGACTTCCTCGCCTACCGAGTGGTAGTGAAAGCTAAACCGCACACGCGAGTTCGCTTCGAACAGCCGCCCGCTGCCTTCTGGATACACGTCGCCGTTCTTGCCGACTGCGTACTCATTTAGGAACGCATCGTCCGAACTATCTCCCAATGGCGCATCCGGGTCTGTCACCGCGTAAGTTAACGCATGATGTACAACTCGTAGATCGCCGGCTTTGGTCTGAATAGCTTTGATATACCTATCGCTATCAAGTCCCGTGGGGACGATGTAGTCGCCCCACCAGTCGGAAGCCTGAGCCGGAACAGTGTGTGGTGGAGACTGTACAATGAGATCCGGCTCGATAGTCCAAGCACCGAAATCCTGAAACTCAACAGAAGGCTGCGCGTCCTCAATGCTGCCTCGTGGAGCGCCGGCTTCAACCCAAGCACTAATGGTGGCGATCTCGTCGTCAGTCAAAGACCGGTCATCCTTAAATTCCTGTATCCCCACTTTAGGATCGATATGCCACGGCGGCATCTCCCGAGATTCAACTTTGGCGCGGATAGACCTCGCCCACGGGCGCGTCTCCTGATAGTTCATCAGCGACATGGGCGCCATATTGTTAGGACGATGGCATATCTGACAGGCCCGTTGTAAGATCGGCTCGATGTCCTTGTGGAACGTTGGATTGTCTGGCACCTCTGCCGATGCTATAGCCGAGGCGGTGAGAAAAATCATCACCCCTAGAACACTACATGCGATGCGTGGTATGTTCATGTTTCTATTTCTCCCTCCTCGATATTTATGACCTTCGGTTCGTCTTTCGATAGCGTGCGTAGTTCGCGTAACAGGTCGGAAGCACGCCCTACAAATACGGCCTTTTCGATTGTCACACCCGAAGCTGATACATCGCCTTCACGGGACTTGCGCGTATCTTCTTTAGTTTTGTGGAGTACTAATAGTTCTTTATTCGCATTGACGATAGCGGTCAGCATCCCCGCAACGACCTCGTAGGCACGCGCACTGTCGCCAGATTGTGCTAGTTCAATCGCACCGACCGCGGCTTCGCGAGCTTGGTCAATACTCTCCCGCACAACTGACCGCGCATAACCGAAGTCTTCATCAAACGCTTCCTCTGCTGTCGCCGACGCAAGTTTACCGGCCGGCGTAGCGCGTTGAAGGTCTGTTGTCTCTTCCTTCGCTGTCAATGTGGGGTCGATATCGAGGATTTTGTTCAACTCCTCTTTTTGGATTGTCTGATTGCGTTTCATTTATGATGATGGGCTCGCTGATGCCGACGGACTGATGGACGCTGATGGACTCACTGATGCCGACGGGCTACGTGACGCTGACGGCGATGTCGATGGCTCAAACTTCCCAAAGTCTTCGGTGATCGTGGTGACTGCTGCTTCTCGGGCATTGATCACGGATGATTCTGCGGTCGACGGGCTGGCTGATGCTGATACCGATGCGGACGGCACTGCGGTAATCGCAACCTGTGGCACCGCATCCGCAGCCGGAGCAGACAGGTCGTCGCTACTTGAATTATACAGGTCAACAATGACTTTTTTGATACGGGCTTTATCCTTCACCGGCCCGTAGAAATACACCTTCATCAAGAATTCTAAATCCCACACAATGACACGTCGTGTTTCAAAAGTGCCTTCATAGTTATCCGTCTGCGATACGCTTTGCAGAACGATAGGCACAACGTCTACCAAAGTGGGATAGTTGGCCAGTGGTTCTATCGCAATCGTATAGTCTGGTGTGAAATAGGGCAGAATCTGTTCGACAATCTGCATACCATCCTGTTGTAGTTTCGTAAGGACGGACAGACCGATATTCAGAGTATAGGGTGTTCCGACATATAGACGACCTTGATTGTCTGACGATGACGCACCAGCGTAGACTAGTTTTTCAAGACTGTTGAGTTTGCGGGTGGTGTCATAGGCAATTGAAGACATCTCGTAGGAGAGACGCGGGACGACCTGCCCGACACCACGTTTAAGGTCAGGGTCTTGCGTTAATCGCGTGAGCCACCGTTCTTTTGGCCCATACTCTATCGGCACAATCTGTCGATAGACTTCATCGCCAGCAGTATCTTCCCGGGTCAAT